CTAGCCTTGGCTGCTTTTTTCGAGCAATCCGAGCGCGCGTCGCAGCACATCCGCCGCCGCTTTGCGCTCGGTGTCGGACATGCGCTCGGCGTCGACCTCGAGCCGCAGATGGGCTGTCGCGGCCTGTTCCTCGTCTTGCTTCAAGCCCAGTACCGCATAGGTGGCGACCGGCTGCGCGATGCCTTTGACCTGCACGTCGCCGCGCTCCTCGCAGCGCACCTCGTCTTTCACCAGCGCATAAGTCTCGAACGAGATCAGCACGCCGCCGGGCGGCGCCTCGTGCTCCAGCCGCGAGGCAAGGTTCACGGTGCCGCCGACCATGGTGTAGTCCATGCGGTCCTCGCTGCCGAAATTGCCGACCGTGCAATAGCCGGTGTGAATGCCGATGCGGCAGCGCAGCGGCGTCTTGATGCCGCTGTCGCGCCATTCATGCGCCAGCTCCTTGACGCGCTTTTGCATGGCGATCGCCATCTGCACGCAGGCCAGCGCATCTTCCTTCACGCCCAGCGTCGCCGGATCGCCAAAGAACATGACGATGGCGTCGCCGACATATTTGTCGATGGTGGCGCCGTATTGCAGGGCGATCTTCGACATTTCGGTGAGATAGTGGTTGAGCAGCTGGGTGAGGTCCTCCGACTCCATCTTGTCGGTGATCTCGGTGAAGCCGACGAGATCGGAAAAGCACACCGTGAGCTTCTTGCGCTTGCTGACGATCTTGACGTCCTGCTGGCCGGTGAAGATCGAATCGTAGACCTGCGGCGCTAGGTATTTGGCGAGCTTGGATGACAGCGAGGTCAGCGCGTTGGATTTTTCTGTGAGATCCTGCTCGCGCTGCTTGAGCTCGGTGATATCGGAATAAACCGCGACGGTGCCGCCGTCCTCGGTGCGGCGCTCGCTGACCATCACCCAGCGGCCGTTATCGCGGCGCTGCACTTGCGGCTCGCCGGGATTGCGGTGCTGCGCCAGCCGCTCCGCGATCCATTCCTCGACGCGGCCTTCCGCATCCTTGACATAGCCGCGCTCGGTAGCGCGGCGGATGATGCTCTCGAACGTCGTGCCGGGGCTCAGATCGATGTCGAGGCCCGGGTAGAGCAGGTTGCGATAGCACGAATTGCAGATGACCAGCCGGTCCTCGCCGTCGTAACAGACAAAGCCTTCGGAAATGCTCTCGATCGCCTCGGCGAGGCGCCGTTCGCTGCGCAATCTAGCCTGCTCGGCGCGGCGCAGTGGCGTGATGTCGTAGAGCCAATAGAGCCGCTTGCCGCCGCCGATGGCGACGTGGCCGCCGTGGTAGGCGACCTGGACGTAAGAGATCAAAAGATTGAGCAGTTCGCCTTGCTTGGTCTTCCAGACGACCTCTTCGTTCAGCAACTGTCCGCCGCGGGTCCGCAAGACCTCGACCACGCGCGCGCGATGATCGAGGTCGTGCCAGAACCGCTTGGTGTCGAACAGGTCCAGCTCTTCTTTCTCGTAGCCGGTTAATTCGCGCAGGCGCCGATTGTGGAACAGGAGCCGCCCATCCTCGTCGACGACATTCACGGCGGCGGGGCTAAAGTCGAGGATTTCGCGAAGCTGGCGCTCCTGCTCGGCGACTTGCTGCTCGTGCTGCGTCAGCGCGGTGACGTCATAGACCCACAGCACCCGCTTGCCGCCGACAAAACTGATATGGCCGCCGTGATAACCGACCTGCACATAGGACAGAAGAAGATGAACCAGCGTGCCTTTCTTGGTCCGCCAAATCACCTTTTCATTGAGAAGCTGGCCGCCCTGATCGCGCAATTGGTTGATGATCCGCGTGCGCTGATTGAGGTCATGCCAGTGCGTGCGGGTATCGCAAAGGTCGAGCTCTGCTTTGCTGTAGCCCAAAATTTCGCGCAGCCGCGCGTTGTGGAACAGAAGCCGGCCGTCCTCGTCGACCACCAGCAACGCCGCGGGACAGAACTCCAAAAGTTCGAGGAATTGGCGCTCATGCTCGGCCGCTTCGGCTCCTAGAGCCGCGCCGCCGCCGGCCGACGCCGATCGGCCCATCGTGGTGTCAGAAGACATACGGCCCCCGCCGGACAGACACGGCAGACGCTAGCACCGAAGCTCACGGAGTTCGAGGTGCCTAGCCGCGGCAAACAAGCACGACAGGGAGGGCTGATGTTACCTTCGGATAATCGGCGGACGTGATAGAGTAAATCGCTCTGCGTACGACGTCAGAGATGAGCGACTGATCCGGGGGGAAATCATGCGCCTGAAAAATTGTCATAATTTCCATGATTTTCGCGAATTGGCGCGACGGCGCCTGCCGGGGCCGATCTTCAACTATATCGACGGCGCCGCCGACGACGAAACGACGTACCGGAGAAACACGCGCGCCTTCGAGAACTGCGACTTGGTGCCGAGCGTTCTCGCCGGCGTCGAGCAAGTCGACCTGTCGGTGACCGTGCTCGGTCAAAAGCTCAAAATGCCGTTTTATTGCTCGCCGACCGCTTTGCACCGGCTGTTCCACCACGAGGGCGAGCTCGCGGTGGCGCGCGCCGTGGAGAAATTCGGCACGATGTTCGGCGTTTCCTCGCTGGGCACGGTGAGCCTGGAAGACATCGCAGCGAACTTTTCGTTTCCGCAAGTCTATCAGTTCTATTTTCACAAGGACCGCGGACTGAACAAAGCCATGATGGAGCGGGCCAAGGGCGCCGGCGTCCGCATCATGATGCTGACCGTGGATTCCATCGTCGGCGGCAATCGCGAGCGCGACCTGCGCACCGGTTTCACCATTCCGTTCCGGCTGAACTTGCGGGGCATGTTTCAATTCGCCACCAAGCCGAAATGGGCGATCGACTATCTCACCCATGAAAAGTTTCGGCTGCCGCAATTGGACACCCATGTCGACATGAAGAGCGGCACGACCTCCATCGGCGATTACTTCACCAATATGCTCGACCAATCGATGAACTGGCGCGACGTTGCCGACATGGTGAAGCTTTGGGGCGCCAAATTCTGTCTCAAGGGCGTGATGAGCGCCGACGACGCCCGCAAAGCCGTCGATATCGGTTGCGCGGGTATCGTCGTTTCCAATCACGGCGGGCGGCAACTGGACGGTTCGCGCAGCACCTTCGATCAGCTCGCCGAAATCGTCGACGCCGTCGGCGACAAGATCGACGTCCTGTTCGACGGCGGCGTGCAACGCGGCACCCATGTGCTCAAGGCGCTCTCATTGGGCGCCAAGGCGGTGGGCGTCGGCCGGCTCTATCTTTTCCCGCTCGCTGCCGCCGGCCAACCCGGCGTCGAGCGCGCGCTTTCGCTGATGCGCACCGAGATCGAGCGCGACATGAAGCTGATGGGCTGCACGTCGATCCAGCAGCTGTCGCGGTCGAATCTCAGATTCCGCAATTAGATAGCTGACAATCTTTGCGAACATGGCCCGGTCGCATGGTGCGGCTGATGCGGCAATTGGCCCGAATCCGGGGCAATGCGGTTCCAGCCCTGGGAACCATTCCATTCAAAGCGCAGGCACGATTCCGCGAGAATCAAAACATACCTTGAAATCATTGATGTTTCCCAATTTAGTTTCCCATTTTCGTTCTCATCCGTTCTCATGTTTCATGTCGCCGCGGGGGGAAGGGACTGGCTACGGGGGCGGAATAATTTCCCGCACGCGATCCGAGTCTGGGTATACGTGGCGCCGATGGAGCTTTGGCATTGGTTCACAGGATTCGGGGCTTGCTTGGCGGTCCTGAACACACTGTTTCTGATTTTTGACCGGATATTTCGATATCGTCCGATCATTTCCATCACCGCCAAGCCGAGTATGAGCGGCGGAGTGGACGCTAACCCTTATTTGCGCGTGAAGAACATTGCGCCATTCGATATTGTCATCGAACGATTCCTAGTCGAGCCGCCTCATTGCAACGTATCTGCCAACAGCGAGATTCGCGGCATCTATGATGCCATTACCGGCACCGATGTCCCAATCCTTCTCGGGCCTAAACAAGAACGCGAGCTTGTGCTCATCATTCGCGACCGTCCCAAGATTCGGTCGGATCAAACCATAAAGATCACAATTGAATGGCGACGCGGGCAGGCCACTTGGTTGCGGCAGTGCCCCGTCTGGATCAAGACTTCCTTGGACGACATCGACCTGCGCATTCGGGCTGCAATGAACAGCCGTCGCACTTAGGCCGGCGCCCGGAATAATTCCCTCATAATTACCCGCGCGCGCGGGCGCGAGGGTTGCCGCCCTGCCCGTCATGGTCGCCGTCAAGCCGGCGCTGATCGCGGCGGACCCTACCGTCCCCTCGTCGATCTATGCACTCAAACCATAGCAGCTATGCCCGGCTACAGGTAGTAGGAGGGTGGGGGGGGACTTGCTTTTATCCCCCATTTACCAGTATAAATGGGCTTGACACCAGGAAGAATCTCTGGGTCACGCGGCACCAAGTTTTGGGCCGCAATTCGCGCTGTGGCGGCGCCGACATATTGAGCCTTGATCTTTCGCTCAACGCCATACGTAGCCTCGCCGGCTTATTGCCGGCGCGGTGCGCAAGCTATTCAAAATCAACATCAGACGATCGCAACGGTGGCCGGGTAGCCGGCTCATAGAGACAATGCGCGGCCGGGGTGGCGCCCCGGAGTCCTCACCTGGAAGCTAGGCGATAATTCGCGAACGGCAGGGCCACACGGCCTCAGGCATCGTCCGGACCCTTCATGGTCAGACAGAGGATTGCTTCGGCACCCTTTCACGGACGAACGGAAGTCTGTGAGCAAAGAGAAAACAATAGGCCCCATAGGCGTAAGCGGGAGGGGTCGTAATGGAACCCAGTGGTTCCGCAGAATGCAGCGTTCGTCTGCATTCCGCAGAACCATATTTATCCGACGCTACCCACACGCCCTACCGGGGCGCGCTTTTTGTCGCCCCTTATGTCACCGCACTAAAGCGAGAAAACCAATGCCGCAGAGCAATGCCGTCAAGATTTCAATGAGCGTTACCGGACGTTATCAGCTCCATCAAGAATCCCTTCGCCAAGGTCGGCCACCGTCTGAAATCGCGCGCCGCTTTGTCGAGTCCGGCCTCGCAAAATCCGTTAACGCGGCGCCGCCCGATCCCGAAATCTCGACAGACAAGATCGAGCGCAGCGCGCGCGGCAACAAAGTTGCTGCCGTATATCTGTCCGGACCCTTGGCGAGCGCGATCAAGAACCTATCGGTCGCGGAAAGCCGTTCGCAAAGCCACGTATTGCGCGATCTTCTGAGATGCGAGCTGCGGCGCCGCGGGCTGTTGCCGAATGATTCATATAGCGGCGGCAGCGCGCCGGTTCTCGAAAATGCCGCGCCGTAAACGAAATGGTTGGTCGGAGGTTTGGAAACTCTGGCCGGCGCCTTCTGTCCGCGCTGCCGTTCAAAATCTCGTTAATCGAGAATGCGCGGCAGGCCGGCCGTCAACTGTAGCTGCGATGGTCGAGCGCCTTGTCGTCGAAGCGCTTCACCACCGAGTCGCCGCCGCAGACAACGCCGTCATCCTCGATCCTTTCGTCAGAATCTAAACCGCGCCGGCACTGTTTCACAGTGAAACACTGACGGCCGATCCTGCCTAACCCTTACCAATAACATTCCCGGTCGCCGCGGATAAAAAAAATCCCCGGCAAGGACTGCAATCCCGGCCGGGGAAACTAGAAAGAAGAAAAAGATGATACACGAAAAACAAAACGTAGTCAAGGCTACATCTCGCCTCGGCCGATGGTTTCGGCTGTACGACAATACGGTCGATGACCCCAAGGTTCAGCAACTTTCCGCGGAAAATTTCCGAGGACTCGTGAATCTCTGGTGCCTCGCCTCGAAAAATGATGGAAAGATTCCATCAGTAAATGATGTCGCTTTTCGGCTACGCATGAGCAAGAAGAAAGCCGAAAAAATCATCGCCGCTCTTACGGCCTCTGGCCTTATAGATGATACGGATGAAGGGCTTACACCTCATAACTGGTCATCTCGGCAGTTCAAGTCCGACACTTCTAACGAGCGCGTGCAACGTCATAGGGAACACAAATGTAACGTTACAAGTACCGTTACAGGTAACGGTGATGTAACACCCTATGAAACACCCCCAGAGTCAGAGTCAGATTCAGACTCAGAATCAGAGGTAGAGAGAGAGACGCCTGCGGCGCCCGCGCCCTCACTCCCTGCGGCTTCTTCGAAGGCATTATCGAAGAAGGCAACACCCGCCAGCCGCATCGCCGACGATTGGAAACCAACCGAGGCTGATGTCGCCTACGCCAAGACGCAAGGCTTGGACGACGAACAGATCGCCCACGTCGCCGCCAACTTCCACGATTATTACCTCCAGGCAGCGGACAGCAAAGGCAAGAAGAAAGCTTGGGACGCAACTTGGCGAACTTGGATTAGGCGCCAGATCGATTGGAGCAAGGGCGTAGAAAATATGCCGCCGCGCGGCCATACGTTGCCGCAACAACGTGGCGGATCAGCCGCGGAAAGTGCCGGACGACTCGCAGAAGCCGCTAGGAACGGCTTTGAGTTACCGCCTCGACCACTCTGACACGCGACGCCATACCAAGGAATCCGAAAATGGAAAACAATCTAATCGTGTTGGCGGATCAACGGCTGGCGGCGCAATCTCGAACGGATTTAGTCCGCCGACTCGAACAATTCGATAAGAGCCTAAGCGATGACGAGTGCTTAGCAGCGGTCGCGATCTTGAACATAGACGGAAAAACTGTCGGCCTTGATCAAGCGGCGGTAGCGGCCCGGTCAATTATGAATTTCTTTCCCAGGAGCGACGTCGCCGATCCTAATGCTTACGCTCTTGGAATGGCGGCCATCCTGTCGGAATACCCGCAAGAGGTGATCGCAAGAATCACGGACCCGAGAACCGGAATTGTGCGCCGATTAAAGTTTCTGCCGCGACTCGCAGAGATCGCGGAAGCCTGCGATGAGGAAATTAAACGCCGTAAAAACCTTCGCGCCAGGGCCATATGCGTGATGTGGTATCGCGACAGAAAATCCGAGAACGATAGCGACAGTTATCGGAGGCAACAAAAGCGGCTTGACGCTTACCTGTTGAGCGCGTCCGCGGCGTAACGCGCCACCCGTTTCGTCCGGTCTCTATATAGGCCGGCTTAATACCAATCAAACAAAACCTGGAGATATTGCCGTGTTGCTTATCGGAACCGTGAAGTATTGGAATGCGAAGGGCTTTGGATTTATCCAGCGTGACGACCACGCCAGCGATGTTTTTGTTCACGTAACGGAGGTGCAGCGCGCTGGCCTTGGCGATGAACTAAAAATAGGGCAGCGCCTTGAATTCGACACTGCGCAAGACGAACGCAAGTCGGACAGACTGCGCGCCGTCGATATCCGTCTGGTTGGGTGACTCCGATGAGAATCTTCCTCGGTTCCCTGTTCTTAGCTGCAAGCGTTGCGCAGCCGCTCCATGCCGCACTGTTCGTTTTCTGCGGCGCCCTACTCATCGCGTCGAGACTGGCGCCATCGCGCACGGTCTAAGCGTTGCATCAAACATTCGTCTATCGCGATCATTCGCGGCGCTGATTTCAGATCGGCTTTCTTTTTCAGATCATAGGAGGGTCCGTTTATGGACCAGTACAAAGTTGGCGTTAAGTTGGCTTTTTCAACGAACGCCATGGGCTTATTCCCTGCGCTTTCCAAGGAGCTTCTTGGCCTCGATAAGCAGGTCGCGAAGTTGGCGAAAAGCTGGACCGGAGTCGGGCTCGCGATCAAGAGCGCGATGGCAGGTTTCGCAGCGGAAAAAATGCTCAGTGGCTTAACAAGCATTGTCGAAAAAACTGCGGACCTGTCGCACCAACTCGTTCAGATTCAAAAACTCGGACAGAGTCCCGGCGATGTGGCGGCCGCAAATTCCGCGGCGATCTCAGTCACGCGCGGCCTTCGGGGAATTACGCAACCGCAGGCGCTCGATATCTACAGCCAACTATACAGCCTTGTCGGAGCGAAGGAGGCTTTGCAGTTGCTGCCCAAGCTTTCGAAATTCGACATCGTTATGGGCAACACCACTGGCGACATGGGCGCCGCAATGTCCGGGTCGCGCGACATCGTGCGCGCGGCCGAGCAGATGAACCGACTCACCGATAAGAATGGCGATGTCGATATCGAGAAGTTCCAACACTTCCTGGATTTCGCGACCAAGGTCGCCTCGGTCACGCATGGCGCCGTGAATTCTGGGACGTGGTTGAACATTGCGAAAATGGGCGGCCCGGCATTGATGAATATGGATGACCGCGCGCTCGGCACCGTTGGCATTTTGTCTCAGTACATGGGCGGACCTCGCGCCGGCACGTCGATGATGTCGATGATGCAGCAGTTCGCAGGTGGCACGATGTTTGCCCGCTCTGCGCAGGCGTTGCAGGACATCGGCGAACTGAAAGAGGGAGAATGGTCAGTCAAAGGCGGCCGAGTGATCCTGAATCAGGAAGCGCGCCAAAGGCTCGCGAAAGAATTCTCTGACCCACTATCTGCGATGGAAAACCTAATTCCAAAACTGAAAGAGCACGGCTACGACACGCCCGACAAGATGGTCAACGAGTTGTTCGCGCTTTTCAATCGTCAGACGACGCAGCGGGCAATGGCGGACCTGTTGCGCAACTGGGGGCAGATTGAACGAGAATTGAAACGGATGGAATCCGGGTTAGGAGTCGATCCGGCATATGACGACGCCAACAAGGGCGACGTAAAGCAAAATTTGGTGAACTTGACGACAGCATACGAGAACTTCTGGTATGCCGTCGCAGGTCCAAATAGTGAGAACGAACTTTCGGTCTTGCATAGCCTTACCGATTTCCTCGGTGACTTCACCAAAGCAATTCAAGGAACGAATCCAGCCGTCGTCTCTGCGGTCGGCCAAAGCATTGTCGCGCTTACCACCGGCCTTGCAGTGTTCGCGGGTGTCGGGATTGTTTCGGCGATGGTCGGCATAGGCGCAATTCCAGCCTTGGTTGCTGGCGTTGTGGTCGCGCTCGGCGCCTTGGCCGTGATGAACTGGGACTCGATCAAGAATGGCCTCACCATGGTCGGCGACAAGCTGGCCGAATGGTATCACGGATTTGCCGCCAACATGGCGACGTGGTTGAGCAAATCCGGCGCCGAGTACGCGACTCCAGAACAGCTCGCGCATAAGTTTTCACTCGGCGAGATCGGCGAGAGCCTGACCGGTAAGAAGAACACCGAGGAACTGGAGCGCAACACCAAGGAACTAAAAGATTTGAATGACGCCTTGAAGGGCGTCGGTATGCCGATCGGATATTCCGGTCCTGGTGCTGGTGGTGACGGCGCGCGGCTCATCAATGCGTCATACGAGACCGTCAGCCGCGGTCTCGGTGGCAGCGCGTCGACTGGCGGTGGCGCAGGTCGCGGCTTCGGCGGCAGTTCCTCGACAGGCGGCAGCGCGTTGAGCGGCCCGCAGATTCCGGCTGGCGTTACCGGCAATGCTTACGTCCAGGCGCTGCGCGCGCCATTCGCTCGGGAACTACAAGACCCGAACGTGCGGCTACAGTTTATGGGCATGATGTTGTCCGAGGGCGGCAGTACCGGACAAATGCCGCTCGCCGATGCCGAGTCGGCGATGAACCGTGCGAACTTCGCCGGCAAAACTTTGATGCAAATGCTGCATAGCGGCTTCTATGGTCCGATCAAGAAGGGCTTGCTGCCGTCATTTATGCGCCGGATACAAAACGATCCGGCGCTTAGGGCTAGACTGAATGCCTACATAAACCAAGCGTTGGGTGGCAGCGATATCATCCACGGCCACACCGATCAGGGAAATCTTAGATTAGGTGATCCCGGTGCCGCTTGGGAGAACGCTCACGACCGCGATAGGTTCGGCTCGGAAATTTTTGGCGACTGGCTTTTCGGTAAGGGTACAGCACAGTGGCGCCAAAACTTTGAAGCGCGTGCGCGCGGCGCAGTACCGCCGCCGCCGAAGTCCCATGAAGGTGAAGTCCACGTCCACAAATTGCTGGTCGACGGTCGAGAGGTCGCCCACACCGCGATGAAGCACATCGCCAAGGGCGGCAACAGCTCCGCAAGCGGCGGACGGATGTACGATCGATCGTACACGCGGCCGATCTCAATTTAAGAAGGGGAAAATTAAATGGGCAAGAACAACGGTCGTAGGAATCGCATCGCGAAGATTCGTGATGTGGTATGGGACCAGATGAGTTTGGCATCTAACGTGAAAGCGAAGATAGTGGAGATCGCCAGCGGCAAGACTACCTTTCGGCTTTCGGTCGACCTGATATTCGATAAGGAGTTTGAAAAGCAACTTTTCGCTGCGTCGAACGGCAAAGGCGCCGCACACTTTATTGAATACTGTGCGACGCGAGGATTTACCGATTTTTTTGCCGATGATGACATGCCGCGTCCGCCAAATAGCGGCCGAGCTACCACTACCAGCGACGCCGCATCGTTGCCGATTTCAATCTAAACCGAGAGGACAAAATGATTATCAACGAACACCCGTTATTTGGAATGCAAAGGTCCGACAAAGTCGAGAAGGCTTTACAGCTCGCCGCCAGAGTCCGGCAACCTGAAAAAGTTGTCGAAAGGCTGGCGCGGCAGCTCGGCGCTTCTAAGGCATATGGCAATCTCACACAACGGCAGAAGGATCGGCTCGCCAAAAGTTTTTGGACGTTCCACGATCGCATCGGCGCGCACGTCAGCAGCGCCGATCGTTTGTTAATTAAAATCTTGGGCGAAGCCGAACCTGCCAAGGCGGTGAAGCCATGAGCCAGGAGATCGAATTCAACGCCGCACTTATGGCCGCTCTCAACGTCAAGAAGTCTGACGATGCCGAAGTGATCGGCACTTGGGCGTCCGCGATCAATCGTCAGGCTGATCTTGGCCGAATGAGTGAGCGCGAATTGACCCGAATCATAAACAAGGCGGCATGGACTGGACAGTCGCTCAGAGCCCAGATTTTGCGACTGGCTAAGATTTTTAGCGCCATGCTCGACGACGCCAACTAACACCAAAATAATCACCATCGCCGATCGTGCGCCGCTGGAGCGCGACGGCCATCATTTCACCAGCATTTAGGACTAAAAAAATGACCACCATTAAAGAAGAAATCTTGAAGCTCGCCGACGAACTTGGCGGCGAGCACGGCGTGACTTTGCGGAAGATGGCGACCGAGATCAACGCCGCCAGTGAACGGCACCCTCGCGCTACGCACCTGACTTTAGTGCAAGCCGCGGCGCGAGCCGATGACGCGACTATGGAGCGGTTACGGACGCTCCGTCATCGCTGCCGTCGCCTAAACTTGAATCTCGATGAGTATGCAGACAAGCCCTTAACCGTGGCCATCTGCGATATGGCGTTTGCGTCCGGCAATGGGTCCGCTGATGACAGGGTGGCCTGTAAGGCTGCTCTGATGCGCGAAAATCTTTTGCATCATACCGGCCTCTAAATCCGCGACGCCTGTCCCGTCTCTCATCCAGCGGGCAAGCGGCGCGATACTGGGCGGCCGGCTAGAGTTTATGCGCTAGTCGGCCGCCACCTTTAATTCGCGAATCGGCAGTGCGGGATTGAAATTTCCCTTTCTGGCTCGCGCCGCCGTTAAGCGCCGCGCGGTTTTCTTCCTGGATCACCGCGCGGCGCACTCATCGATCATCACCAACAAGGAGGCACACCGTGCCCGCTACGAAATTCGCATCAACCGTTTCCACCACCGCAAGCGCACCGAAGCCGCCGACGCCGACGCTCGGCTTAGTTTTGGATGATGTCCTGACTAACATGGCGAGCAATGCTCGGCACGCCGCGGTGCTTTTGAACGAGCACCGTAGAAAATTCAGCCGTGACCCGGCATGTGATGCCGTGCTCAGTAGGCTTTCGTCCGTGCTCCATGAGATGGCCGTAAGTATTCGCCACGTAGGTGACTCCATGTCGGATGAGACAAGAGCAAAGCTCGATCAGCCGCGGTAAGTCTTTTCCGGCACCGGTTAGCCCATTTCCGGTGCCAGATCATGGTCGGAACGCGGCAGCCCGGATGTACGGCGCCGCGTTTCGACCATTCGAATCGCTTTCCATGGCTCGATTTTTTGTCTACAAAAATTCGATGGCAAAACGGGGACGGCCGGCAACCGGTCAAGCACCTGCACTATCCATTCGGCTGCCGCTGGGTTGGCTGCGGCAGATTGAACGCATGGGCGACAAGTCGAAAGTCGCCCGCGTGCTCATAGGAAGCGCACTTGCCGCGCGCAAGGTGCATGGTGCCGATGGCGTCGTGCCCCTCGACTCTGAGACTGCAAAGGCTTTCCTCGAACTCTATCACTATACCGGTGTGCTCCCGACCGGCCGGAATATCTGCTTCGGTTGGTTTGTGACCGGCGAGCTTTACGCGGTCGCGGCCTACGGTCACGGCATCAATCAGGTACAGCACTCGTATCTGGCGCGCGTGACCGGAAAGCCTGTGACCCGCCGCAATCTGATCGAACTACGGCGCCTTGCCCGTGCCGAGCCGGCACGGGACGGTCAGCAACTGAGTCAATTCATTGCCGTGTGCCATCGGCTGTTGCGTCGTGACCACGGTATTCGCTTTGTCGTGAGCTTTAGCGACCCGGCACACCGTCACAATGGCGGGATATACCGGGCGAGCAATTTTGAGCATTTGGGCAAGACGGCCGCAGAGCCGCACGTAATCGACCAACGCGGCCGGCTGCGATCGCGGCGAATGCCGTATCACCATGCAAAGCGGAACGGCATCACACTAGCGGAAGCACGACAGCAGCTTGGCTTGCGCGTGCGCTCAACAGTGCGCCGCGACAGATGGTTCCTCGACCTGGGCGAGCCCGGAGTGGATCGGCGTCGGAAACGTCGACCGCTCATGAAGGCGCAAGGCGATACGATCATAGGCTCGATAAAGCCGCAGTAAGTGGGCGGGTGGAGATATCGACCAGTTCAAAGCGGAGACCCCTCCTTGCGTATGTGCGCTCGTTCGGGCGGGGCGCGTGCCTCGCGCGCGCGCGAGAGACCGCCCGCACGCGAGGCGCTGGAATCGAAAAGGCCGCCGATGATGTGTGCTACGATTGTCGCGCCAGAACGCGCGCGACCTGCGTTGCTGACCATGTGCCAGCACCACGCGCAGTCGGAATGCCGCGCTCATTCAGTCCGGCTGCGATAGCCCGCAGGGACGTTGCGCCGCTCGCCTGTAAGTCGGCAATAGTCGGGCCGACATCTGCTGCCCTCTGCACTGCAATGCGCAGGTTGGCCTCATTGCCGGCTGTGCGGATAGCGCGCGTGATCTTTGCGCCGCGATAGCCGCCTAGCTTCACGCCGCGTTTCTTGGCTGCGGCCAGGGCAGCCTTGGTGCGCGCCGAAATCATGCGGCGTTCTTCTTCGGCAACCATGGCCATGATTCCGACCGTGAGCCTATTGGCGTTCGGCATATCGGCCGCGATGAAGTCAACCCCGGCCTTTTCCAGGCCAAGGAGGAAATGGGCATCACGGCTCAGTCGGTCGATTTTGGCGATGAGTAACTTGGCACCGTATAGACGGCACGCCTTGATGGCGTCGGCCAGGACCGGCCGATCAATGCGCTTGCCGGATTCGACTTCGACGAACTCTTTGACCAGTTGCCAGGAACCGCCGTTCAGGAAGTCGGCAACGGCCTTGCGTTGGGCTTCGAGGCCCAAACCCGACTTGCCCTGGCGACCCGTGCTTACTCGGAGGTAGGAAATCCACTTGCCTTCGGCCATGATCGGCTCCGTTACGTCTCAGTCTACCTTGGTCGACTGTGGTGTAACAGAACTATCGGCCGGTTTCAAGAGCAAAAAGCTGCTGCCCAAACCCCTACCATGGACGCTAGGAAGCCCGCTGCGAGGCATTGCAGCGGTGGTTGTCGGGTTATGGCCATAGATGCCAACGGCGAGCAGCCGCAGACGACTACGCAAGGCCGCAGAAAGCCGCGCTGCATCGGCATAAGCATCGGCTCGATCGATCAGTGCTAGTAGCACTGACTGCGGCGCAGCCCAGCGTGGCCCACGCTGGAGCGGCCCGCCGTTAGTAACGGCGACTGTCGAACCCGATGTCGACCGTTGTTAGTAACAACGGCTTATGCCATTGATATCGCTGCAAAAAATGGAGTCCCAAAAAGCCAAATTTAACTGGATTCCGCCGCGAAAAGCGCCAACTCTCACCCATAATTCATAAGCCCCTCCAATAGTTTGCACCCCACCCCCCACCTTCTATTTTCAGCTTGGGGGCCGAATCGTCCTCCGAGCTGACCGTTTTCGAAAACAACACCCCCCCATCGCAATTCGAGGGTAGGGGTGGGGGTATATGCCAATAGGTCCGCCAATAGTCGCACTGGCGCCACCTCCAATTCAGCGACCAAAGGAAATAGCACCAATGACCAAGCCTACTACCATCAACGTCGATACCTACGGCCAAGCCGCACCGAAAGCCGCACGGTTCGGCGAAGGCGTCTCCGACATTGCCGGCGTCAAGCAAGCGACGACCGCGCGCGACAATCTGTCGACCCGTCAGTCGACCACCATGCCGACAACCGAGTCCATCCCGGACCGGATGCAATACAAGCCGAAGCGCTGATGTCCGCCAGATGTCGGAAGGCGACCCGGTGCTACAGTAGCACCGACCCGACAGAACCGACCACGTCACCAACAAGCCCGGCACAGTCCGGGCTTTTTTTTATGGAGACTCCATTGCCGAAGAAGAAGGACGCCGGCCGGCATTACTGCCGGAACACCAAACATTGCGGCGCCAAGCTGCCACAGGTCGCCGAACTGGACTCGCGCGCATTCTGTTGCCGTACCTGCCACGATATTTTCTACCGGACCCGCTGCCTTGTCTGCGAAGCGGAATTGCCGCCCGGATCGGCGAACCGGAGACTGTGCAAGCGGGCGAAATGCCGGGGCGCCTATCGCACGTTCCCGCACCTATACGCATGGCCAGAATCGGCCCGAAAGGGCACCGGGTCCATAATTGGCGAGCGACCCCCAAGAAGTGCCTCTGCCGCAAGCAATAAACATTGCCTCATCCCCGACGTACCGGCCATTTTGACCGCCCCTAGCCGGATCAAGGGATGGCAATGGCGCCGGCTGCCGAGTTTCGACGACGATTGGGAGCTGTTCAACCGGAAAGGCGAGATGGTCGCTCGCGTGCGCCAAGCAGGCGACGCCTATTGGCTGGCGCGCCCCAAGATGCGCCCAGAGCCTCCGCTGGAGTCGCTGGCCGACGCCAAGGTCCGCGGCGAGCATATCGCGCTGGCCAAGCTCGACTGGCCAGAGAGTGAACGGCATCCGGTCCACCCCGGCATGACGTCATCGCAGTACCAAGCCACGCGGCGCGACCTAGCCCGTAGGTATCCAGAATGGACTCCCGAACAGGTCGATCAGTTCATAGCGCAGACGCTAAAGCCGGGCTCTAAGACAGGGACGATATTCACGCGCGACACTCCGCCGCTGAATGTAATCGGTGGCTACAAGTTTCCCGGTGCTCCGGTCGTCAACCTGACTGCGGAATCGGCGCCGGAAGTCGTGACCAGCCCGGTTGCGTCTGTCGATAACGTAATCGCCTTTCCGTTCTACCGCGAAGGCGTCGACTACAACGAAATTCCCGACTTCCTGCGGCGGGAAATTTCCCCGATACGCAAGGCCGCATGACTCCATGACTCTACCACAGCTACGCGCCGGCATGGCTTCAAGCCAGCCGGTCTCGTTCCTCAATCTCAATCATCAAAGGACTCGCTATGTCTCTGCTCGACAAATTGACCAAGAAGAAACCCGGCGCCGACTCGATCTCTGCCGCTGCGCAGCAGCTCTACGCAGATATCGACACGGCGATCAGCTCTGCGTTCGCCAAGGGCGTTCCGATTTACCGCGTTATCGACGCGCTTGAACAGCAAGAGAATGCCGCGCGACATCGTTTAGCTGCCGCCCAGATGTTCGAGCCGAGGGTTACGTGCGGCAATGTACCGGATTAACGAACATGAGCAGATTAAGCGTTCCAGTCTCCTTCAAAGCATATTTGGCGTCGCGATTCTCGCGCCGGATCGAGATGCAGGGTGTGGCAGCGGACCTTGAGGCTATCGGTAATCGTTGCGTCTCTCGCTGGATTTTTGAATCCGAAGAAGTTCCGGCGATGGCCGCTCAAAATGCGCAGCGCGACATCGATGATATTTTGAGGTGTGATTGCTTAATAGCGTTCCTCGATCCACCTCGCACGACGTTGAGCCGCATGGGTCATGCCCATGAAATGGGATTCGCGCACGCGGCTGGTAAGTCAATCATCATCGTCGGACATCGGACCAACGTATTCACGTTCCTGCCCGAGTTTACATTTTTTCCGGACTGGCCGACCGCATTAACGGCGCTCCAGCCCAGCCTCAAAATCGCAGCGTAGGAGCAAAGCAGCGGCATAAAAAAGCGGTCGATGCTCGCCCCGTGTCGTTTTTACACAGTACAGCGACGAAAATCTGTGGACGATTGCCGCTGCTGACTCGCATAGGCGGGCGGCTGGTATCAGGCTTAAGAATGCACCCAACGAATTGGAGGAAATCACAATGGCAACTTTTGTGCTTTGCAACGACGGAACTCGCACTTTCTACGTAAACGCCGACCTAGTGCGCACAATTGAGCAAAAGGGCAGCTACACCGCCGTTGAGTTTGAAAGGGGCCACATTGTTAACATCACCGAGCGCGCGGACTACATCCCAACGGCGACGGCGTCGGGCAAGCGGGCAATCTAAAAGCGGCTTAGCGGCAAGCTTGGCAACGGTGACACGCCATGGATCAGCAATCAAGCGAGAATTGGTTGTCAGCCGCTACTAGTTTCATTACTCGAAACAAGGTGTTGTTCCTATTTATAGCCCTTGTAATTCTGCAAATACTGACTTGGCGCTCAATTATTTCCGTCAACGAGGCGGTAGATTCTGTCTATTCTGTTATTTACGACCGCTCTTGCGGGGGTTCTCGCGCGGAAGATAGACCGTGTCGCGTAACTATTGTGCCAGAGCGCTGATAGGGGCACAGCGGACATTATCTCGCGCTCAATCATCCCGGCTGGCCGTATTTGGCGGTCTCGGAATGTCCTTCAATATCTGGCGCGGCACGCTTGGCAGTTTGGCAATGTTCACCGCGATCAGGAACGCCTCATCGCGCGTGAGCAGCTTCGCCGACGATCGCCGGCCGGACTCATTCTCATAGTAGACATAGGCCAACGCCTGTTTGTCGCCGTCGCGCACGATGAAGCACGCGGAGCCTTCCTCGATCGACCAGGGCGGCGGGAAGCGGCGCATTCACTTTGGTTCGCAATCGGCCTTCGCCGGCCTTTGATTTGGAGAGACATCGCACAAAACAACCGCGCCGGTCCACCGATCCAGCCTCATTACCCCAGGGCTGGCGATTTCCCAACGAAACGCGACCAAGATGGCTGCCGCAATCAACGCAGCGCCAACGACGATAGCCAGGGGGGTGCTCATTGGGGTACTTTATTTGATCCATTCTTTGATGACCGGCCATGCAGCGATGCACGCTGCCACCATTCCGATTCGGCCCGCCACTGTCGCACCTGATCTGCGCGTAGCTTTTTTATCTCGTTGGTCGTCATCGCACTGGCTTCCGCACTGGCGAGCCTCAGAGAAGCCCGCCAGTGCGTTCTTAGAGCATCCCGGTAGCCGTCAGAGCTTCATCACATCCGACGCCACGCTGATGCCACCGGCCGCGCGGCGCTTCAAGATCGCGACTTGGCGGACTAGCTGGTCAAAGGACTCGGCCCGGCAATCGAGCAACAAATCTTCCGCGTCAAGCCGCGCATCGGCCACCGGGTTGAATTCAGCGTCGTCGCATTCCCGGTTCTCGACGACTTCCTGGTAGCAGCGGTTAGCTTTATCGAGTTGCAGCACAAGCCGTTCGAACTTTGTCATGGTGCTTGATCCTTACCAATGAGCCGCATGGGATGCGGCGGTTGACGGGATTGGTAGGGACAACACTTCGGCCGGCACGCGCGGCGTCGCCGTTGTGGCTGATGCTGGAATCATCTTTTGCGCCGCGCATGTGGCCAGTGTGCTGAAAATAATTGTGACGTCAACGGCCAAGTAGAGCCGGCGCCGCATAACGTAAATCGGCAAGTCGATTATGTCGCACCTGGATTGCATAACGTAATTCGGCAAGTAGCAACACAACATGAACATTGGTGGCTCTAAAGGCGGCTTCTGTCGACCGCTATTCACACGGAACCGTGTTGTTCGTCGCGCACAATCCGGCCGGCATGTTATGTCGGCGAGTGTTCCGCAAGACGCCGATATGAGAACTGAGAAAGAAGAAAATCGCGTCATGAGTCGCCCCTCTCGAAAACTAGCCGACGACCTGTCGTACCCGCCGCGGGCGATGCGTGCCCCGCGCGCCGCGGCATACCTCGATATCAGCGAACAAGCTTTGTATCGTCTGGTCGATGCTGGCGATTTGCCGCAACCGACCAGGAAAAACGGGATTGTGTCCTGGGACCGACTCGAACTCGATGCCGCTTATGAGAGTTGGAAGGACGGCACGTCGCGCAACACGATGCACGCCTTGCTGACGCGGCCTTGACGCCGTTACGTAACGGCCATACATTTGCCCCGTTACGTAACGGGGATGCAGTCATCATGGGCCTCAGCAACGCAGAGCGGCAAGCGCGCTGGCGCGCCAAGCGCAACGCGGAGATCAAGCGGCTACGCAAGGTAACCGCAGCGCTGGACGCCGCCAAGCCGGTGGTGCGTCGTGGACTGCTCAAGCCGCGAGATAAAAAATGACCACCCGCAACAGATATCTGTATCCCAAGACGGTCAAGGGGAACCGCTATCTGTTTTTCCGCTTCAAGGGCAAGCTGACGCCACTACCGCTTGACCAAAACTCAGCGGATTTTCGCCGAGCTTATGACGCGTGCATGAAAGACGCGTTGCCGGTAGCCGAGGCGCGGCGTGTACGCAAACCGAAGATCGGGGCCGAAGTCGCCTTTCTGCCCGAAACCTTTGGCGCGGCAATCGATAAGTATCTCGACTCCGCACATTTCGCCAAGCGTCCGGCCTCCACGCAATTGCAATATCGTTACACGCTCCAGCAACTCCGCGAGCGTATCGGCGTCGGCAGGTTTGCCGATCTCGATACCGACGCAGTCGATATGTACACCGAGGCGGTCGCGAAGCAATGCGGCGAATCCGTTGCCGATCGACACATGCGGATGATCTCGCTGGTCTGGCAGACGGTGCGCAAATATCCGCAATTCAGACTCAAGGATAAATTCAATCCGACACTCAACGCCGAGAAGCGATACACCGTACAGCAAAAGCATCGGCCGTGGTCGCGCGAGGCGCAAGAGAGGTTCATGGAGTTGGCACCGGACCATTTGAAGCTGGCGAAGCTCCTTCTCCATTTCAGCGGGCAACGCGGCGGCGATACCGTCAAAATGAAATGGACCGACTATGACGGCAAGGGAATCTGGGTCCGCCCGGAGAAAACCATGGGACAGGTCGAGGCGGTCGCAAATTATCATCTGTGCCCGAAGCCGCTGCGCGACGCGCTCGCGACCGCACCGCGCGTGGCCGAAACGATCCTCGTAAACGCGCACGGCACGCCGTATGCCACCTCTCAAGTCTTGAGCAAGGCGATTCATCGCGAGCTTGTCCGCCACGGGCTTGCCAAAAAGGGCGAGCGATCTTTCGTGATGCACGGCCTGCGCAAAAACGCAGCCGCAGATGTCGGCTCGCTCGGTGTTGGGCCGGCCGGCATCAAAACCGTTACGGGGCATCGCACCGACGATGAAGCGAACTATTACGCCGCTGGCGCCGACATGCGCCGCGTAAATGCCATGGTCGTCGAGGCGTGGGATGCCAAGATCGAGCGGGAGAAATGA